CACGTTCTTCCACTCCAGGATCCGCTCGTGGTTGCGCCGCTCCCAAGCACGATGCTTGTCCACCGCACCGGCTGGGGCCTTGCGCATCTCCTCCTGCGTCGGCATCCCGGCGGTGAATTCCTCGCGTAGCTCTTCCTCCCGGCGCACCGCTTGGTCGAGCGCATTGGCCGCGTAGGGTTGCGGCGTGTGGTTGTGCAACTGCTCTTCCAGGTTGCGGGCGTGACGCATGGCGGCGCCGCGATCCTGGATCTGATTCTGAATGTGCGCCGGCGCAGCGAGCATCTGCTCGATGCCGCGCTTCTCCTCCTGCATCTCTTCGACCTGGTTGGGCCGAAGATAGGGATCGGTTCGCTCGAAGCGTTCTTCCTGAGACATTGCAACCCTCGCCTAGGAGTCTGCCGTCGGCAGCAGATAGCCGGAGGCGTCGTTGGCGGCCGTGCCGTAGTTCTCAAACAGTCGAGCGCCGGTCAGGTCGATCAAGACCTCGCCGGCGGTGTCAGCGTGGCCCGCCAAGTTGTGGGCTACCATCCCGGTGTTCGCTGACGTGTCGTTGTCCACGAGGATGTCGCCGGACGTCTTCCCCGGTGCGTTGACGCGGTTGCCGATGATCTCGCAATTGGTCAAATCCTTGCCGGTCGCGCACAGAACCATCGCGAGCGTGTTCGCGTGCGAGCTGCTGTAGTAGTTGCGATTGAACACAAGCCGGTCGAGATCGGCCTTGATATTCAGGAATGAATTCTGACCCGCGTCGATGGCGGTGCCGACGCAGCCCTCGATGCGCAGCCCGTCGGCGTTGTTGTTGGTTGTGCTGGAGCAATGCACGTAATCGAGAAAGTTCAAGTCGGCGCCTTCCTCGGTGAACTCGCAATCGATGAGAGAGAACCACTTCGCCGTCACGTCGATCGCGTTGGTGATGTCGGCGAAGCTTGCCCGGATCTCGACGTTCTCCAGCCAGCAATTCGCGGCGCTGACCGCGATGGCGGCCGCAGCGCCGGTGTCGAGGATGATAACGGGGCGATCGGTGCCGCGCCCGATCCCGACCACCTTCACGCCCGCCACGTCGAGCGCGAGCCCGCCGTCGGTCTCGATAGTCTCGCTGTGGCCGGGCATGACGATGATGACGTCGCCATTGTTGGCGGTCATTCGGCCGATGGCGTAATCGAGCGTCGCGAACGGCTCGATAGCCGACGTGCCGTTGCTCGGTTCGTCAGCGGCGTTGTCGTGACCGCTGTCGACAAAGCGGACGTTGCCTGTCGTCAGAATCCGACCCGAGCCGATGAGCGGCACGCCGAAGCTCGAAATGCCGTTGGGGAATGCGGTGATAGGCATGATCAGATCCCCTCACTCTTCGGGTGGGTATGCGCCTTCGGTGCTCCGGCCGAGCGGTTTCTCGGTTGCGTCTTGCCCGGCAGGCTCGCCTTCGGGAACCCGGGCTTCGTCGGCATCTCCGGCGTCGATCGACTGGCGCGAGGCTTCTGATCGCTTGCCGGCTCTGCCCCTTTTCCCGGCTGACGGTGCCTGTCCGGATTGTTCCCCACGAAGCTGTTCGCCATCTGTCTTCTCCAGGTCTACGGTGAGCGCTACCAGCGGAACGCTCTCTTTGACACGCTCCAGAAACTGCACGACGCGGCGATCGACGTGCGAGACGTGCTTCTCGTCACAGACCACCGTGAAGCGATAGTGCAGCTCTTGTCGCACCGCTCACGAGACCTGATTGCCGCGGATCCAGCGCCAGTCGATCGGCACGTTGGCGTAGCGCATGTAGCCGCGCCATTTGGCGATGATCGTGTCGAGATCCTCGGCGAACGCGAACTCGATCGGGATGCGATCGGACCAGTAGAGCATCTGCTGGCGCATCGCGGAATCCATCAGGAACCAGTTGTTCGCGTCGGTCAGGTAGTTCCACTCGATGAGACGATATTGTCCCTCGTGGACGTTGCGATTGTTCTCGGCCGTGTCGACCTTACCCATCGAGCTGACGATCTCGAACGCTTCCTCGTAGAGATCCGGCGGGTGCAGCAGCTCGTCCGGCGCGACCATCATGCGGTTGCCTCGGTCGTCGCGGAACTTGACCATATCAATGCGCGCCGACGCGACGGCGGTTGCGGACAGGGCCGACGTGCCGAGATTGTCGAAGCCCACCGATGTCGACACGCCCGGCGCGGTCGTGGTGTGGCTGTTCGAGCACAGCGCGACGCCTTCCGAGCGCGTGTTGAAGAAGTTGTCGACGCTGAACGCATTGTTGAAGATCCGTGCGCCGTGCTTCTGTCGGGTACGCTGCGCCGCCGTGGCGAGGCCCGCCGGGCGACGATCCATGATGTTGAACTGGTCGTCGTCGAACAGCTTGCGCTCGACCTGGAAGCCGGACGCGAATTCGACGAAGGTCATCGCCGAATCGAAGCCCTGCGACACGTTGTCGTAGGCCACAGATCCCGCGAACTGCGTCCAATCACCGAAGGCGCCGACCTGACTCCACGTCATCTGGTCTCGCCCATTGTGCTGGATGATGTTGAACAGCACCGGCAGCATGTCGGAGAGCTGCGCATACTGCTCGTGGAAGATCCGCTGGAATCGAGGATCGAGCAGATCGCCGAATGCGCCTGAAGTGTGAGGAACGCCCATGGTGATGTCTCCTGCTGTTCCGGTCCCGGGTTACGATTCGCGGTTCAGAATGTGATCCTGGGGCACGAACAGTGCGAACGGCCGGCGATTGCCGCCCAGGAAGTCGTTGACCTCCAAGGCGATGCACTGCAGTTCGGCCGTGTTGGCCGCAACCGCGGCGCTGGCGTCGAACTGCTGGAAGGCGTCGGTCAGCGTGACGGTGTGATTGGCCATCGGGAAGATGGGCGCGTAGCCGAACTCGTCGCCCACCGCGATGTCGTTCTGGAACGCCACGGTCACGGTGGCCGCGCTGGACGACACGCTGGTGATCTTGCGGAACTGCCCCGCGTTCGCGCCCTTCTCGCACCAGACCACCCCTTCGTCGAGGGTCGGCGAAGAGAAGTCGTCTCCGGTGGTCACGACCAATCCGGTCGTCGACCCGCTCGTCACGACGCGGTTCGTCAGATCGGTGTCTTCCGTCGAACCCCACGACATGGGGATTTCGAGAATGATGTCCGGGTTGATGATCACCGACACCAGCGTGGCCGGATCGGAGCCGTCGGCCTGCTGCGCCGTCAGATAGGTGCCGGTATCGAGATTGATGCCCACCATGTCGTTCACGGCGGTCGCCGACGGCATGTTCAGGCCGGCCTCGGCCGAGGCGACCGCGAGCAGGGGAATGCCGATGTCGTCAACATCCGCGCTGATCTGATACTTCTTGACGATGGGTGCGCCGCCGCTGAGCAAACCTGACATTTTCATCGGATCACGTCCTCATGTCTGAACATCTGACAGCGCAAGTTGCGCTGCCCACAGCCGTCGCAATCAGAGATTGCCCACGGACTCGATGGGATGATCCGGCGCGCCACGTAACGGTTCGCCTTCGCGTCCCACCGCCGACAGCATTCAGAGCACAGGAAGATAGCCTTCTTGAGGGCGGCCAGATCCGAGACCCAAGATCCGCGAAGCAGCTTCTTTGGCTTGCCGCGGCTCTTGGCCGCGCGCAACCGATCCAGCGGCGTAGCGGTGGAAGAGCGTTTAAGCAGCCGCACCGCGGCCGGCGCGACGCTTGTCCGCGAACTTCAGCTCTTCCTTCACGGCAGCCCAATCCTTGTACATGCCCTTCTGGATCAGATCGCCGTAGTACGCCCGCTGCGCGGCGGACAACTCCGCCGGGGCGCCGTCCTTGGGCTGCTGCTGACTCGCTGGATAACCGGCGTGTCCGCCCCCTGCATCTTCATGATGCTCATACGAGCCGCTATTGGATTTCAAGCGAGCCCGCAGGTTCTCGACGGGTCCGTAGACCTGCTTCAGCGCGACCAGCTCGGTTGTCTTGCCTTTCGGCTGACCGATACTCACCAAGTAATCATACTCCCGGCGCACCTTGGCGCGATCGTCCGACGCATCGTTCATCAGATCCGGCACCAGCTCCTTGTAGGCGTTGATGTCGCTGACTACGCGCGTCGTCTGCTCGTGCTCCGTGAGCCGGCTCGCGACCGTCTGGTCGATGAGCTGCTCGGTCTCACGCTGGCGCTGCTGTTCCCAGATATCGTCCGCTTGGGCCTGGGTAATACGGCCGTCGTTGACGAACTGGTCGAGCTGAGGCTTGGTGTACCTGGTCGGTTGCTGCTGATTCTGGCTTTGCTGATCCCGGCCTTCAACGCGGCCTCGCAGCTCTGCCAGTTCTTCGCGGAGCGGGCTGACGGCGCTTTGCACCATCTCATTGGCCCGTTCGCGCGGGATCCACGAACCATCTTCAGGGGGGCGAAACCCTTGGCCCGGCTGGCCTTCGCTGCCACCCGAACCCCCATCACCGCCTTCGTTGTTCGGCTTCGGGTCAGTTGCCATTACGCCTTCCGATCATGAGATCGCTGCTTCCCTTAACACCGTTGGGTACGGTGAGACCCCGGGTGCCAGCCGGAGACTGCGGCAGCTACCGGCGAGTCGGGAACGGCTCAGCCGGTAATTTGTGCGGATTTTTGGCCGGGAATCCGGATTTGTCAAGCATCGACAAATTGCTTGAGCCGTTCCCGCGCTTGCTCGGCGTTCTCGATGATCGACTTGGGCAGACTGATCGCCACCTCCCACGCTTCGATGCGCGCGCGGCAGATAAAGAGCTGATTGCGCACGCGCTGGATCTCTGATTCCTCGGTCAAATCAGGATGTTCCAGCGACCTCTTGAGCGTTTCCAAGTGCGTCTTCGTCTGCTCGATCGCGCCCTGGACCATCTGCTGGTAGTGCCGCCAGTGGGGATCGGCCATCAACGCTTCCTGCGAGACCTCGGCCTGTTCGAGAAAGCGCATCGAGCGCTCGATCTGGTCCGTGGTCTGGCGTTTCTCCGCCTCCTGCGCGAGCTTCGTCTTGCTGGCGAGGAATTCGCTTTTGCCGTACATCAGGCCGCGCCGCCGCCGGCGCCCGGCAGCGTCTCGTCGAGCAGCTCCGCGCCGCCGGACACCTGGGGATTCTGCTGCGGATTGGGCGGCGGTTGTTCGGTGGGCCGCCCCGCGCCCTGCTGGCGCCCTTGGCTGCGCTGGGCAAAGGCTTCGGCGTTCTGCGCCCGCGCCGCCAGCGCTTGCTGCTGCTGGGCGTTCTGACTGGCCAGCACCTTGTAGCGCTCGAACGCAACCGCCTGCTGCTCGCTCAGCTCGCCGGTGTCCTCTTTCTCATCGATGAACCGCTGCTCGATCTCCAGCAAGCGCTGAAGATGCTCGACCCAGCCCCCGGCCTCCGCCGGCTGCCCGGTCGGATCCACGCCATTGAGGATCATGATGACGGCCTCTTCGGCGAGGATCTGCTGCTCGCCCTGGCCCTGCACCGGCGCATTCAGATAGCGCAACGGATCCTGGCCGAGCGCCCGACCATAGTCCGCCAGCAGGTTGAACACCTTCTCCGGCGTTGCGATCCCGAGCTGAATCGTCAGCGCGTTGACGTAGGTACCGAGTAGTGTTTCGAGCGACTGCTGGAGCTGCTGCTTGCTGGTGTTCAGCACGTTGGCCTTGAAGGTGAAATTGAATCGGCCGCCGATCTCAGTGCGATCCGTGACCTCCTGATAGGGATCTTCGTTCTGCGCGAGCGTGCCCATCATGCGGAACTTCTTCTTCTCAGGCAGGAAGTGATGGTTCAAGTCGTGCATGATGCTGAAAATCTGCGTGAAGCCCATGAAGAACCGTCGCAGGATCCGCTCGGGACGCGCCTCGCCCTGACCCGCGAGCAGTGACAGACCGCCGACGGTGCGCAGCGCGGAGCTGGAGCCCGCGGGCACGCGCCCGAGCTGCAAGTCGCCGATCACCGAGACGCGCTCTTCCATTTGGGAGAGCATCGTGAACAGATTGATCATCGTGCCCTGGGCCTGCCCGTTGTTGATGTTCGGCATGTTGACGTCGCGTCCCGGATCGGTGAGGGGGAAGCCGTCGCCGGGATTCAATCGAATGATCTCGCTCTTCATCGAGCTGGTGGGACGGTAGAACCAGAACGGCACGATGGAGATGGTCCCGGAGTCGATCGTTTGATCCAGGATGGTCTTCATCATGTCGTGCAGCCCTTCGAGCATCTCCAGCATCGAAATCCCGATCCGGCGCCCGCGCACCGGGATCAGGGAGGCCTCGGCGATCGGGCGGGGGCGCTTCGGATCCAGCGGGTACATCTCCTGGAGCACCTTGGCCTTGACGACCAGCTTGGGCTCCTTGATGACCCACCACATGACGTCCTCGTCCAGTCCGTCACCGTCGATGTCGAACTTGTCGAAGCAAGTCAGGCGCGTCAGCGTGTTGTGCGACTCGGCCTTGTCGTAGCTCTTGGGCTCGTCCGTCATCCCGGCCATGTCATCCCGTATCTTTTCCTCTTCGTTCTCCGCGTCGTTGCGCACCTCCACTTGCAGCTTTTCGGCCTCCTCCTTTGTCATGAGATCGTAGAATCCGTTGCGCTGCAAGCGTCGGATCTCGTCGATGGTCGGGAAGTCGCGGATGATGACGTGCTGGGCACCGCCCGGGTTGCTGGGTGAGGGAGGCTGCAAGTTCTGAGCCCGCGGCGGGTGGTACACGTCGTCGTAGTCGATCGAAATGACGCGCGGCCCCTCGTAAATCATGACGCGCTTCTTCTCCACCATGTCGACGCGCTGACTGCCATCGTCACGGGTGAAAAAGCGGATATCGATCCGGACGTCGCGGGCATCGCCCCGATCCGCGTCATCCGCGAATCTAACGGTGAAGTCCCACGGATTCGGATCGTCTCCTTTGCCCTCGATGTCGACCCGATCCCCGTAGATGCGTTGGATCTCCAGTCGGAAGTAGTCCGAGGGTTCCTGCTCTTCGGGGATCCGCCCCAGCGTTCGGACTTTGTGCTGCTGCTTCACCTCGCGGACCCACGGAATCATCGCCGTGATGACCCCATCGTTGACGAAGGCATCGGCCAAATCACTGACGATATGCTCGCCGGGCTGTTCCTCGAAAAACTGAAAGTCGAGCAACTGGTCGACCTTGGCTTCCTTTTTCTGATTCGCTTTGATGAGTGCTTGTGCATTGATGGCGGGCCGCTGGCCGATGACGGCGTTGTGAAGCGTGTCCTGCAAGCGGAGTGACTTTTCCATCATGTCCGACAACGCCACGTCGGAAGCGTCTTCCCACGGGAAATTCGTTCCCGTCGTCCACATGCGAAATTTCGCGTATCGCTCCAATCGGTCGGTTCGATCCGCGTCTCGGGACTGGCCGTCGATGTTGAAGAACTTCTCGACGCGATCGAAGATTTCGTCGCGATCGATGTTCAGCGACTTGGTGCGGCTGCGCGTTCGCCCTTCAGGCATTGGCTTGGCTCCATGGCTGGAAGGTGTACAAGCCTATCGGCACGTTCGATACATAGTCGAGCCCGTAGGCCGCGGCTTGCCGCATTTGCGTCCGAGTGAACGGCTTGGCGCCGAACTCGCGCCAGTGATCGCGCTCGAATCGGTACGCCGCCTTGAGCTTTCCCCAGATTGCGACGATATCACAGCCCTGAATGCACTCCCGGTGCATCGTCACCGTCGTGCGCCGCCCGTCCAGCAGCACGAGATCGACGCGACAGGCATTGGCGAACGGCGCGCCGATCTGCTTCGCCCGGCCTTTCAGCGCGCCGTACAGATGGATGGCAAGGATCTCGAAAGCGTCCTCATCGCAGACGACGCACTTACCGGGCTGATGAACGGTCATGACTCGTCGGCTTCCGCCGGATCCGGCACATCCGGCAACGACTTGAGCGATTCCAAGTAGCGCGCCCGGATCCGCTGGATCTGTTCGGCCCACTGTTGCGCGATTTGCGCGTGCAGCGCATCGACTTCCGCCTGATATTCATCGACCACGGCCGCCGCGCTCTCGCAGTAGTGGCGCCTGATCACGAATCCGCGCTCATGCGGCTCGCCATCGATGACCGAGCCGTAGCCGTCGCAAATATAGCGCACGCTCACGACGTCAAACCCTTCAGCGCTTTCATTTCACCTCTAGGCATAGCTGCTGCTCCTGCGATCACCTCGTCGAATGATGCGGGGACCGTCGGTCAAGCCCCGGAACGTCGGCAAGAAGTTGTGATGGTACTTGAACAACGTCGGGTAATCGTCGTTCTTGGCCTTGGGCTTCTGCTTGAGGTCGCGCTCCAGTGTGCGCTTGTGCTCGTCCCAAGCATAGCGCTTCATCTGGAAAATGGACTGGTGGCAGTCGCTGGAAATGAAAAACCGGGGCCGGTAGGTCATCGGATCCGGTGCCAGATATTCATTGATGCGGCCGCGGCCTACGTCCGAGTCATCCGCCAAGTCGCAACGCAATCCGGCTTCGTCGAATTCCTCCTGCCACGTCCAGCCGCGCCGGGCGGCATTCGACGGCGCAAGGCCCATGTTCGGATCGATGAGGCGTGCGAAAATCTGCATCGAGAAACTCGTCTCGACGTTCTGCACTAGATCCCAGACTTCGTTCGCCGTGCCGTCAATCTGCTCTTCCCAAACGACGAAATAATCATCATTCGGGTCGATCTGGATCCAACAGAACATGTGCGGCTTGCGCGGATGCGGGTCGATGAGAAAGACCGTCGGCCAGCGGTGTGAGGGCTTCGTTTCGATAACGTGGTTGTATTCGACGATGTTCGACGATCGCGTTTCGGGACAGACCAATCGATCACCCACAAGCATCGGGGTGATTTCCTTGCCCGCGGCAAAGGACCAATAATGCTCGACGTCGGTGAACAGCGGGTGGATGCGATTCGAGAAGCGGATCGGCTTGCCTTCCATCCGCACTGCTTGCATGGTCGCCGACCAATTCGACGCCTGCGAACGCACCGCCTCCTGGTCCAGGTTGACATTCTGGCGCGTCGACAGCTCGAACCAGTCGTGCTGCGGGCTCTTCTGTGGTCCGCGTACGCCGCGCTCGTAGATTTCATCGAAAATCCAATCAACCGCGATGGCGGGATCATCGGGCCACGTCATCGCGATGAACATCCGGCCGTTAACGGACATGGTGCGCGCCTGGTCCTCGGTCCAGATCGCGTAGGTCGTCGGCTCGTCGTGCAGGATGATGTGGAACTCACCGGAGGCGAAGTCGGTCGGATCCTGGTCGTGCGACATAAACTGGATGGTCGACTCGCCAAGATAGCGTTCCGGCTGATCGGGATCCGTGCAGCGCAGCCGCAGCGTGCGGTATTGCTGGCTCCAGGATCGCTCCCACGAGCCGTCGATCAGGTTCATCTTGGGCACCCAGCCCCAATGACCCTTGTCGCCCCCGTGCGGCGGCAGCCCCGTCCAGACCCACCACTTCAGCTTGGGCAATATGGTCTGGTGCAGCGTCGTCGTCAGCGACTCGACGACGATACGACAGTTGATTGGTCCACGGAAGTGCTTGCGGATCTCCGGAACGTCGTTCGGGATCACGCCCGTGGCGCAGGCGATCAGCTCGGCAAGGCAGGTTTCGGTTTTCGAGCTTCGGTTGCCGCCGCCGACGCCGATATACTTGGCGTCTGACAAGTGCACTTTCCGCGCCTGCTCGCTGGCCGGCCGGTAGTACAGCAGTTGATTCTCCTTGCGATCGGCGGCTTGCAAATCGCAGAGCTGCTCCAGAACCGACCGAAAAGCGTCATTCGGCAGCTTGCAAAGCTCGTGCGCCGACAACTTCGTGATGTCGATATGCGTATCGCCAATGCGCGGCACGTCACTTCATCTCCGGTGGTTTCTGTCGTCGCATCCGATTGTGTGTCTGATCGACCGTGCGTTGGTCGATGGTCTCGGACGCCAACACGCGCGTACTGTCTCCTTCTTCGCCGTCGACTTGGTACGGGGTGACGTCGATCGTCATCCCGCGGCGCTGCGCTTCCTTCAATGCGCCCTTGAGCAGCTCGTTCATGGATTGGCGTTCTTGGTTGTCGATGATTTGCGTCGGCTCGCCCTTCAAGAGCTGGCGCTTCTCGGTCAGGATCCCAAGCGCCACCGCCAAATCGCGTAGCTCCGCGTTGGCGATGGTGTAGTCATCCATGTGATCGAGGATCCGCAGGATCCGATCATCGAGCAGCTCCAGAAAATCCTTGTTCTGGGCGCGACGCAGACCCTCCTGGAGGGGCAGGTAACGCTGGCGCAAGCGCTTGGCAAGCCCGCGCGCGACCCCGGGCGGCAGACCGTGCGCTTCGGCCACACGTTTGATGTTGGCATAGGGATCCGCCGCCAGATCGACCATCACCTGCCCGGCGGTTTCCGGGTCTTGCGACTCGACCGTGTTGTGAGTTGGTTTCTTAGAAGCCAAGGATCCCTGCCGCCATCATCGCAATGATTACCACCCGGCTGATAACCCGATCAACGGCATAATCGCGGGCCAGCCGCTCTTTCTCAGTCTGGGCAATGTGGAGCTGGCGCGCAAGATAATTGCGCTCCTGTTCCAGCAGCCGGGCGGCCCGGACGATGTGCGCGCGCTCGTCCTGCGTGTGATCCAGCGCTTCGATCGCGTCGTCCAGGATCCCCCGGTTGGCCTTCACGGCGGTCAGGTAGGCTTCCAGGCGCTCTGCCGCCGAGGCCGCCCCTTCACGCGCGGGCGCGACGGCGAACCCCACGTAGGTGCCAGCGGGCGTGGTCACGGTTCGCGCGATGGGCTTTTCGGGCAGCTCGACGGGCTCGACGGTCAGGCGCGTCTCGACGTCGATTCGGGAAAAGAAGTCGCGCTCGACCGGCTTGGGCGGGGTGACGGTGCACCCACTACAACAGATTATTGATGCTGCGAGCAAGCTCCGCAGCCGTGCGACTGCCGCGCTTCGTCTCCAGCTCCTGGAGCCGCTCGGTGGCTCGACGTTTCTTGCTGGTTGCATCACGCCACTCCTGCTCTGCCTTCTCGCGCGCTTGGGCTGCTCGGTCGAGATCGGCCTGCTGCGCCTCGCCGCTCGCTTCGATGGTCTCCGCGACCTGCTCGTATTCGTGCTGACGCTGTTTCGTCTTCTTGATGGATCGGTACGCGAACCATGCGCCGAGCAGCCCGACAGCGACGACGATGTAGTTCCATAGCTTGCGCATCATCTCGACCGCGGCACTTGCGATTGGTACTCGCAGGTGTCGAAATGTGCCACACCGTCCGGGTTCAGCGGGATCTTGTTGCCCTTCATCGTGTGCTGCCAGAAGATGACCTTGCGGCAATACGTGCATCGGCTCTTCTGCGCGTCGGCCTGGACCTCGTAGACGCGGCCCTTGCCGCGCGACTTGACGATTGCGGCCCGTTGCTTCTGCGCATTGACCCTTGCCTTCGCCGCCTTCGCGTTCTGGGCGCCGTGATAGTGGTGCAAGCACTGATAGATGACCAAGTGCTGGATGGGCTCGGGTACCAGGGCTTCGATGCAAACGCCGACGGCCACCATGAACGCCACCGACTCGGGCTTGTCGTCGACTTCCGGATAGCACGCTTCAAGGATTTCCTCAGCGTACTGACGCGGGCGCTTGGGAAACTCATCCAGGTACGCGATCACGATCGGCGGCGCTTCTTCTTGCTCTTGCGTTTCTTGGCCTTACCCTGGCTCTTGCCGGCCTTGTCGAGCGCGATGGCGACGGCCCGATCCTGCGCTTTGCCTTCGCGTCTCAATCGCCGAATGTTCTCACTGATGATCGCTTGGGAAGCGCCCCGTCGCAGCGGCGGCATAGACAATCTCCGTTAGAGGTAGCCCGTGGTGTCGTCGTGCTTGGGCTGATCACGCGGATTCAATTGGCGCCGATCTGACCCCACAATGCTTGGCTGCTTGCCGGAACGGCGATCCTGCTTGAGCGCGCGCCGCACCTCCGGGGCAAACCGATCGAGCAAGGCCATGGCGATCGTGATGAGCGTCGGCGAGAACAGGGCACCCTCGATCGTGTACACAGCCGCCTGCGAGAGCACCAGCTCGTGCAGCCAGATCAGCGCCGGCGCCAGCAGGACGAGCGAGATCACCACGGTCAGCCCGATCTTCTCGGACGTCAACAGACGACGACGGCCGGTGTCGCGTCGCCACTGCTTGATGAACTGCACGACGCCGAACGCGATCATGGCCGTGATGAACATCTGGCCGATAATCGCTTGTGGCGGCAGATACGATGCCCACTGGTCGAGCTGCTGAATCACTGATACACGTCCGGATCGAGCTGGAAATGCGGCTTGTCCTTGCCCCAGAGATCATGGCCCCACTGGATCGCCACGTCGTGCACGTCCGCCGCCTCGGCCATGGCGGTCGCGATCGCCGCGAACATGCGATCGACCCGCGCCTGTATCTGTGAAGCTTTCGAGTCCCACCAGAGCCGGCCGTCGAAGTAAGGCACCAAGTCGACGGCATGGGCAAACCCATCATGCTGGGGCAGATGCAGGGAATCCATGGTCCAGCTCACGCCGGTGCGGATGTTCTCCCGCTGCTCGGCCTTCGAGCGCACGCCATCGAACACGGTGAAGTCCGCGTCCTTGTGGTGATGGGGCAGGCGGATCAGTGCCGTTGTCGTGACGATGACGAGATCCGCATGGACGCCTTTCAGCTCACGACGGCTCTTGTAGCCGAATCGCAGCATCACCAGGACCAGAAGATCGGCTGCTTGAAGTAGGCCGCGACGACCAGGGCCAGCGCGACCCAGAACGTCTTTTTCGGATTGAGCATGATCATCTTCTGCGCCCAGCCGACCTGGGTGCCCACCGTGCGCTTCACATCATCCCACACGTCGTTCATCGCTTCGCTCCTGAATGTTGGCCCGCTGCGCTCACTTCTCCATGCGCGCCCGTAACTCGCGGACGTCTTCCCGTACATATTGCAGATGGGTCTCGACTTGACTCACGGTGGCTTTGATGTCAGCGAGTTGTTCCACTCGCGCCTCCAGCGCGTCCAATCGCCACTCGGTCAGGTAGTAAAACCCCCCGACCAAGGCGACCGCGGTCAACACGGTCAACAGCGTGCTCAACGCCACGATACGCCTCCATTCGCCGTTCGCGGCTTGCAATTATCGCTCTTCCAGTGAAGCGCGCAGCAGACCGGCGATGTCGTCGAGACAGTCGGTCGCCTGCAAGCAGATATCGAGCCCCATCGCCCACTCCTGCCGACTCTCCTTGTCCTGCTGGTAAATCTTGTAGGCTTGCTTGGCGGCCTTGACGTCGATCCCGCGTTCCTTGAAGCCCTTCCAGATCTCGCTCAGATCCATGCCGATGTTCTTGCGTTCGGCTTCGAGCTGCTGGATGCGTTGGAAGTCCGCGTGGATCGCACGGCGCACTTCCGGCGTGTTCAGGGTGGCGACGTTGCCGGTGTCCTCGCTACTGCCGGTGTCGGGCTGTGCCGCCGAGCTGCCGCTGGTGGGCCCCGGCGCCGTGCCGGTGGCCGCGTCGGCGGACCCGCCGGCGTTCGTATCGAAGGGGTTGACGACCGATTGTTCTTGACCCATAACCCGCCCTCCGCGCTACGTCACAATGCGGACTGTAATCCCATGCGCGGCCTCGACGCAACGCTTTTTCAGCTTGAAAACGGGATCCCAGCCCTTTGGATTGCTCGTGGCCTTTACGTCCTCGACCACCAGGGAATGATCGGAAAAATACAAAAAATCAGCTTCATAGAAGAACACATCGATGCCGTTGATCACCACGGGGAAGCGCGGATGCACCAGGAGCCCGCTGATCAGCCCGTATTGCTCCTTCTGGCGGAGGATCGCGTATCGCTGGCCTTCTCGGCCGGACGGAAAATGGTGGATCAGCCCCTGGCAGTGCGGGCAGTACCACTTGCCGCGAACTCGCTTCCACGTCGGCTTGTGGTTTATCCACAGCAAACACGCCGAGCAGATCCAGTTGCGCTGGGACTGCTGCTGGAGCGTCAGGCGCGTGCTGGGGTCGCGCGATCGCGAGCCAGCAGTTTTTTTCGAGAACCTCCATCTTCTCGGCAAGCGCGTTCACCCCGTCGATGAATTCGTTCGCCAACGCCTCATCGCCGCTTGAGATTCATCATGGCCGTGATCCCCTTCCAAAAGTCGCTCTTTTCCTGCGCCGTTCGTGGCGGGTTATCGGCGACGAGCCGGCAAACCGGATCGCTCGCCATGCGTTGCTCCACGGCGGCATCGTGCCAGTCCTTGCCTTGCCATCGCTCGGGATGCTTGATGAATTCGTGCATGAGCTGGTCGGCGATCCGTCGATCCTGCTCGATGAACCACGCCTTGTAGTGATCCGCGCAGTAACCCAGTGAAACGGACTTGCGCCCAACGCCCTCCACCATGCGCGTCTCGCGAGCGGTGATGTGTTCCGCGGGCTTGGGGCAATACGCGTCGCCGCTGCGGTATTGGCAGTATCGGTGAGCGCCACGCTTGTGCAGCGCCTTGCTGGTACTCGGCTCTTCTTCCTCAAACATTACAACAGCCCACCGTGTACGATGACGCCCGCGATCAACCAGCACACGACCGCCGTGAGGAACGAGCGAAGAAACCAACCCGCCACGAGGACGTAGCCGATATAGACGATGAGATAGGCGGTGCCCAAACTCAAACCCCCACCCCCGTCAGGGCCCACTGATGCTGGGGTCTAGACGCGCCTTCAAGCCCTCTTGCGCACTCTTGCGATAGACTTTCTGCGGCAAGAAGCTGGCGGCCTCATCGGTATAGGGCACGAAGGCGGCCGCGCCGAGTACGTAGTAGACAAAACCGCCGGGCACGCGCGTCACGCTTCGGTCGTCTGAAGTCGATTCGCTGAGGGTGGCCGTTTCGTGGTACCGCAGATCCTTTAGCTCGATCTCTGTCAACTCCATCGCCGGCGTATTTTTCTGGTTCAACGAGGACAAGAATTCTTGTTGCGCCTCACCGTGCCATCGCTTTTTCGTATGCCACACGTAGTTTGGCTGCGAAGGCTCTAATAGTCCGTTGGTAATCGCGCTCAACCATCTATTCATTGTCGTATGTCCCTTCGTAGATCTTGATGCAGTTCTCTTTCTTCAGGCACCAGTCGAAGTGTGCCCTCCAGGTGCGGTGCGGACTGTAGCTGATCGCCCGACCGCAAAGAAAATCAGACGCCGCCACCTTCTCGAAGAAGCGCCGCCACTTGTTGAGCGTGTTGATCTCTTGCTGAAGCCAGCGCTGGCGGATCCGCTTCTTGCGCTCGTCCGACAAGACCTTGACCGACTTGAGATCGGTAGCAGTGTTGTTCCATAGCTGGCGAATGTCCTCGTAGGGGATGTCGATCGCATCGCGGCTGCGGCCATTGCCCTGCATACGTTGCTCGCGCTTGCGCTCGGCATCGTGCGTGCGCACGTATTCCTTGAGATAGATGCCGACGTTATGGATCTGCCAGCGATGCCCGTAAGCGTCGATACACGCGATCCGCCGGCCCTCGTTGTTCGGCGTGCGGCTGTCCGGGTCTTTGCCCATCAACACGTGCAGACCTTCATGCACGTCTTCGACCTTCATGTTGAACTGCCTCGCCATCTCGCTCGGGCTCATTTCCACGATTCCGCTGCGATCGGTCTGCGAGAGCAGCATCAGGAACAGATAGCGGGTGACGATGGATTCTTTCAGTACGAGCGACGATCCGGTGATGTTGTTCGATAGCCTCGCCGTCCCCATTTCCGCCTCGACGTCAATATCGTGGAATTCGCGCATCTACAGCTCGTAGTCGTGCTTCAGGTGATCGCGCCAGAAGTGGCGGTAGCGCGTATCGCCCAGACTGAACCCACGATACACGACCACGCAAGAGGCGCGCATGTTGCCATACGCGACGCCGCCATCCGGGCGAAGATAGGACAGCCGTCCGGTGATGTGGCGCAGCTCGCTCGCGACGGCGAACACGTAATCGCCCCAATACTTTTCCCCATTCGGCGCATGAAGCAGGAACACACTGGTGAAGCCCCGCTCACCCTCCTCGATCGCCTTGGAAAGCCAGGGCGCCACGCGCGAATACGGCGGATTGCAAAAGCCGCGACGCGCGGCTCCATGCCATCGCTGCAAGAGCGAATCATCGGCTTGCGTGAAGAAGTTCACGCACAGGGCGTTGTCTTCGGTGGCCGCCAAATCGAGATCGAAGGCGAACTCGCGGTCGAGCCAGCGAAAGATGTACGGCGGTGTCCGATATTCGTCCCGTTCCGCGGTCGGTGTTTGGGAGATATCGGTCAGCGATGGCATCAGCGCTTCGCGCCTATTGCGTCGAGTGCCACGTCGACCCCATCGCTGATCGAGGGTGACTTTATCTCTTGCTCCGTGAAATATATTTCTGAGAAAGCGGGCGACACGATATCCAGGATGTTCCGGGCCTGCTGTTCTGTGATCCCGGGCTTGAACGCAATCGCTGCCACCAACGTGAGAGATCCATCCTTGCGCATAGCCTCGACGCACTGCTCACACGTCCACATAAACCGGCGGCCTGATTTCAAGCCCATGCTCTTGTCGCATACTCGGCATCGTCCCTTGCGTGGCAACTTTACAGCGCCAATTCCCCCACCCCACCACTCTGACAGCCCATTATCGCCCTGCCGGCTCATCCTCGTTTCTCCCGCGCTTCGATTCCCTTGTCCAGGTCAACAATCATGCGCTCCAGCTCGACGGTCATGTCGTTGAGGCGAACGCGCTGCTCCGGGGTGAGCACCCGCATATCACGCTCGGCGCGCTTGGCCTCGTATACGGAAAGCTGTAGGAAGATCCCGAGTCGGTAGAGTGGGTCTAAATCAGTCATCGTTGATGCTCCCTGTTCTGTGATACCACTTGGTAGGCGTAGACGCGGGAGAGGTCGGTCATGGCTGTTCATCCGCAGGCCAATAGGTGTCACGTCGGCCCTCTCTCTGCACTATCACCCGCGCGTCACGGTTCAACCAATGGCGCAGTGAGGCTATCGCAGAGGATCGGCCATTGTAGTGATGCGGGATCTGTTCCACGATGTGGCGCAATCCTGCGCCTGGGTTAGCACGGATCGCGATGATTGCCGCGTCCATGGTGCGCTTCCACGCACTGCTATAGCCTGACAATGTTGTGCCGCCGGGAGCGTAACGCTGCATGTCGGGGTGGAGTGAGTCACGCAACCCCTGCGTGATGGCGCGACGCGACAATGGTGCGCTCAGATCTTCCCGCACCATCCACTCGTGCCACGAATCCCTCCAGGCCCGGATCACGCCAATCCGAAAGGATCGACAGATACGTTGCACAAAATAGGTAGTGGGCCGCCACGTGGCAATACTTATCCGGTTCGCGTTCCCACGCCATGCCTCGGCTTGTGCCAACAGGGAAAGGCTTGCGCCAAGCTTGACCTCAATAATCCAGAGCACAGGCCCCTTTATCGCCACGAGGTCGGCGCGATGCATCCCGTCGGAACCCTGTACCTCGGGGTAGCAATCCCAGCCTGCATCGACCAAATAAGCCATGACAGCCGATGCGACCTCACTCTCTGACGGCTTATCCTTCATGAACCGCTCGTCGTACCGCCCGCGCCAACGCCCGCCCCATCGGCAGCGGCACGCCATTCAATGACAGCGAGAGCGTCACCACAGCCCCTCCGCCAGCCATGCGCCGAGGGAAAAGCCCAGGAGTGCCGCGCTGATGAGCAGGAGGGGGAGCATCACGCGCCACCTGCCTCGCGCAGCAGCTCGGCTTCTCTGAGTCTGATTTGCGATAGTTCGACGCGTGCGGTAGCTGCTGCGGCATAGGTCCAGTAGCCGTTACTGCTTATCCACGTCAGTCGCCTGATGGTGCTGCGGAATTTCATGCCCAGCTCGCCCAGTGCCGCGTCTCGCGGTCTGCCATTGTCGTAGCGCCGGATGTGGTCACTCAGCGTGCTGCAAGGACAGGTGCGCCAGCTCTTGGCAGCCTCCCTAACTTCCTCGCACTGCTCCGCGTCATAGTACCCGTCTTCCAGGTCATTGATGATCTGCGGCCAGTCGTAGGTGTAGGTGGGGTCATAGGCCATGGTTATCGTCCTCCATAGAGGCGGATCATCTCTTGCAACTCGGCTAATTCCTTCCTGGCCTCGTCAAGCTGGTACGCCGCACTGC